CTGTGAAGCATTTACGCATTTCAGTAGGGCCGCAATCGCACCCCTTTGCTAATAATTCGCACTTAGTTTCCATAGATGTTACCTTTTATGATTATTTTATTTTCGAAGGCCCAGCCGTCATTAACCTCCAGCATACCAAAGCCGTGAACCCAAACAAGCTTAGCCTTACCGTAATAGTCCGCGTTCAAGTTACACAAACATCCCATAGTAGCACACATAATGTCCTGACCTAGGCCGTTCTTAATATTGTAACTCTCCGAGCGGTGAAGGTGTCCTTGTATGGCTGACGTTTTCAGTTCTTGGGCCATCTTCCTAGAAGGGTTAACCCCACCTATTCCGTACTCGTGACCGTGAAGAACTAGAAGCCCGTTAGCGTCTATTATTGTTTGGTCGTGCAAGACTTCTATCCCGTATTCTTTGGTTTTGAAAAACTGCTCAATACCCATATTCATTCCAAAGTTCATAGAAAGCAAACCAGCGATGTAAGGAGCGTTCTTATTCAAGTCCCTGAATAGCCTATTCTCGTGGTTCCCCAACTTCCAAACGATCTTAACCCTAGGGAATTCTTCTCTTAGACCCTGAAAGAACTCTTGTGCTATTTCTATTTCACCTATCAGGTCGACACCGTCCCACTTCTTAGCGTGGCTAGAAATACTATAAAAGTCGCACAAGTCCCCATTCAAAAGAATACCATCAACGTCCCTTTCTTTGGCGTACATTAAAGCCGTTTTAAGGGCCTTTTCATCGTGATAGGGAAAGTGAATGTCGTTAAGTATTATCCAAGTACCTTCAGGAAGATTAAACGTCTTAGAACCCTTCTTTAACGCTTTAGGTATTAACGCCTCAATTCCACGCTCTACCCTCTTTCTGTTCTCCTTTGTGATCTTATTACAAGGAAGAATGCTGGTCACTTGCCGCCTAACGCTATTTATTTGCTCATCTGTCTGCTCAAACACTTCGGGGAAGGCTCTTACAACCATTCTAGCAATAGTGCGTTTAGGTTCATTGTGAAGCTGGTTCTCTTCGATGTATTGGGTAATTAACTGCTTTTTAGTCATTGAGAAGGCGCATTATAACCTCAGGGTCGTGGTTCATCAACTTCGTTAGAATCCTTTGCTCTTGTTCCTTGGCCTCGTCATAGGCTTCCTTTGTATCGGTACAACCTAGATTAGCAAAGATAATAGCACACTGGTGCAATGCTTCGTCAATTAACTCCTTAACCTTGGGGTCAGTGTAATAAGGACTCTTCATATTCTTGAATTGCTTTAAAAATTTGGTGTGCCACTTGGGGTACTATTGCGTTCCCGTAGGCTTTGATTGATTCGTTTCGCCACTTAGGAAAGGTAATATTGTCCAATCTGTTGGAAAGCCCATCATCTCCGCTACAAATGGGGGATTCAGTTGGGAAGTTGTCCCAGTTTGGGAGCGTATCACCTTTGTGACCGAGTTCTGATTTTCCTTGCCCGTGATCTTGTCCGCTTCTTGAGCCATCGGTGTCGGGAGCATTCCCTTTCTCGCCATAGTTGTTAAGCCCATCTGCAAGTTTATTCCCTCCTTCGCCTTGCGCTCCGCTCTTTTGTCCCAAGTTTCTGGGTGACTCCGATCGATCATTGAACTGGGAGTCGGGAGCATTCCGTTTCTCGCCATTTGTTTCAGCGGCATCTGTAGATTTACACCCTTCTCTGCCCACCTGGCTTTGGTCTTCTCGAATGTTTCGGGTGTCCTCGCTGATATATAATCCACCTTGTTCGGAGTTGGTAGAATAGGCGCAGAACCAAACTCTGTCCCTTCGGTGGGGAGCGTTGACGCTTGCAGCTGGAAGTATAAACGGTTGGACTTCGTACCCTTCAACCTCCAAGTCAGCTTGCACCTCTTCGAATACCAGCCCCCCATTCCAATTAGTAAGGCCGAGAACATTTTCGCCCACGACCCAACGTGGCTGAATTTCTCTAATTGCTCTAAGCATTTCGGGCCACAAGTGGCGTTCGTCCTCTTTTCCAAGTCGCTTTCCAGCACTTGAGTAGGGTTGACAAGGGAAGCCGCCTGACAAGACTGAAATTCTTCCTCTGTGAACATTGAAATCTGTCTTCGTGATGTCTGCATAAGATAAAGCTTTAGGAAAGTGGTGTTTAAGAACTCTCTGCCCGAACTCGTTCCATTCACAATGAAACACGTTTTCCCACCCCATCCATTCAGCCGCCAGGTCAAAGCCTCCAATTCCACTAAATAAGCTACCGTGTTTCATCTAGTATTAATAGGATGACAAGATAACCAATTAAATCTTTTATAGTGTCTGCCTTACTTTCGCTCACTTCCAGCGCCTCACTTTCCAACCTCTTTAGCTTGTCTGCTATCCGTGCTAGAATGCCGTTCTTCGCTGGGATCACTTCACCAAACACCTCCACATCATCAAAGGCACTATTACCGTAGTCCGCATTCTTGGAAAGCTGGAGTTCCTTTAGTTGGTCGTAGACCCTTGAAATCTGTTCGGCTCGTGTCATATACCAAAAGCGTTGTTTAATTCGTCAATCGTTTCGTGGTGCGGCCCGTTAACTATGTCTATCTTTAGCTTATTCTTCAGGTTCCAAGTGGCCCAAATGCTAAACAACAGAACAACGGTGAAAATAAAGATAGTCAAAAGCGTCTTAACACTAAAAGCGAAGCCATCTAGAACCTGGTCAATAGCATCTGTATGCTCAACCTTTATAGGCTCAAGTTCAGTAACCCTAGCTATCCTAACGCTTGTCATCCTATTTGGTGTTAATATGCATCATTGTGACCCCTATTGGATGTTAATGAACCTTTTGACCATCATAAAGCCCAGTTAATTCGGTTAACTCCCTCTTCAGTTTTATTCTGTCCTCATTCTCAAGGTAGTAGCTTTTTTTCTCAAAGTCAAGAACGAACGACCGAACCACTTCACGAGCGGTAGCCAACTCAGGAATACTCCATTTACCCGTTTTAAAGACTTGTGGGAGCGTTTCTATCTCTTCTAGTAGGATATCCCCACCCACCAAAGAAAGTCCCTTAGAGAAGCCCTGACGATTTCCTTCCATAAATCTATTGTCGTACTTAGATTGTCCCCAAATATTCAAAAGGTGGAATCTTAGAACGGGGTGAGTTGATCTAGCATAGTAATGCCCAGCGTCCATAATACCCTCCTTGAAGGCTGAACCATTACTTATACAAGGGTGACCTTGGTCAATTAACCGAACGGCTTTATTCACGTCCTTCTGAAGTTCCTCTAGCCAACGTGAATGTGTCCAAGTAGACTTCTTAGACATTACTCCACTTTGGAGATTTATGGCGCACTCCACGGAGCAAACCATTTGCTCTTTTTTGTTCTTCAGGAACATTGTCCCGCAACTCCAGCAAAGTGTTGAGCCGTGAGATTTCCTCATTTAACAAAGGTAACAACTTGGCTTTAACCCACTTCTCTTTAACCTCGTCAAGATTCCCCTTAATTATTCGTAGGTTCTCTAGTGATCTCTTCCGCTCCTTAAACACCCGAAGCTTTAGCTTATCATTCAGGTCAAAGATGGAAAGTTCTTGGTCGGTGAAAGCCTCTAACTCGTGTCCGTGCATATCGGTAAAGGCTTTAGTGGCGTTTAAGATTAAATCGCGATGAACCTCAGAAGGCTTCTTGTCCGTATAGTGGATGATTGTGGCGTGATCTCTACCAATAAGGGAGGCTATTTCTCCAAGGGTTTTGTTCGTTAGCCCCCTAGCTATACTAGCGTAAATGATACGGGTCTTAACTAGTGGCGTTGTTCTCGTGGTGGACATCACTTCGCTGACATCAGTTCCCATGTAGTCACACGCAAAAAGTAGCACATCTCTAAGTTTCAGCATCTTCGAAAAGTTCAATGAATTTAGTAAAGGAGAAACGGCCTTCAACAATCCCAGCTTTACGCATCGCAAACCACACACCAGCGGCAGTATAAAGCGGAAGCATAGAGGGATAAAGGTTGACCTTCAGAGTTCGGATAACGTCCTTTTCAAATGTTACCCCGTGGCGTTCTAATCTTTCAAATAGGTTTCTCATCGCAGTTCAAATTCTAGGTAAACAACGGGGCTATCATTAAAGTCCTCAATGTAAAGGACGGGATCAAAATCTTTCAACTCAGTACCTGGAGCGTCCTTAAAGTAGAAGTCTTCTATTTCTAGGGTAACCTCTCTTTCATTGTCAATCCTATTAACGTGGTTCGTCCACCCGTCATTAAATGCCTCTTCGGTCTTGTACTCCGTTATTGAAATAGTGGCTTCTCCACTAAATGAAAATCTGAACCCCTCTTTTGAGTTGGGTATTATTTCAACCTTGTAGTCTACTTCTACGCAGTTTATTTCTTGTATCTCGGTTAGTCCGTAGATGTCGTAAACGGTTATTCTTTGCTTCATTGTTTTTATTGTTTACAACAAAGCTAATGTAAATAATTGAATAAAAAAAAAGGAGGCCGAAGCCTCCCTTAAACAAATAGAGAAAACTAATTAAGGAGCAACCCCGAGGGTCAAAGCACCAGTAACACGGAAAGACATAGATACGTTAACGGCTGAATCAATACTAGCAGTAATGTTCATAGCAGTAATGTAGCAAGTGCCTGAGATTTGGAAGTCCCCCGTAGTAGTACCACCGTAAACAAAGTCAAGGATAGTACCAGCCTTTTGGTCAGCCATCAGAGTGGTCAGGTTTGATCCGTCAGCCTCAAGGTGAAAGTCAGCAGAGAAGTCAGCGGAACGAGTTCCAGCAATGCCCGTGTAATCTCCCGAACCTTCGTAAGAAGTGGTATCAATCTCGTTAGTAGTGATGTTCATCGCAGAACTAACCACCCCAGCGATTGCCGCATCCGTTCCAGGTGTTGCTGAGTCAGTTTGTACGCGGACGTAAAGCCCATCCATCTTAGCCATTTGCAGTCTTTTTGATTACCACAAATATAAAAGGGGGCCGAAGCCCCCCTATAAAACGCACTTGGCGTTTAGAACGGTAGTCCGTCTGGGGATTCGGGCGTATCCCCTTTCTTGTCGGAACCCATAAAGGTCAGCGTGTCAACGGCTAGGTTTAAATAACCTTTGTCGGACTTCGCACTTACCCAAGGCTTTCCGCTCACGGCTACCTTAATAGACTTGACATCCTTAAAGAAGGGCCATAGCTTTTCCGCTCTTACCCCGTACATAGAACAACTAACCCACGCAGTTGAATCTTTACCCGTCTTAACGGCTACTGAGAAAGACAAACGGCAAGGCTTATCGCCCATTGCTTCCGTGAACTTGTGGGTGGCTGAGTTACCAGCACAATTCAGATTTAGCATCTTTTTCTTTTTTTGCTAAGTTAACACTAGTTAAGACCTTCTGAGTCCCAACGCTTTACTATTTCTTGACATTCTTGCACTCTAGCCTTAATAAGTCTAAAGTTGTTTGGATCAACCTTGAAGTTGAAAGACCTGACACGCTCGTGAATTTCGATGTCATCAAACGTATGATTTCTCGTTACCTCTTCTTGAATCTTGGTATAAAGTGGGTTAGAGTCACCACCCTCCAATTTAAGAGCCTCCCGATAAATAAGACCCTCGACAATGTCTTCAGGGGTATTAGAAAGGCAGTAACTAAGTTGCAAGTCTTCCACTTCCCAAAGCCAAGCGTAGGCGGTTAACTGCCAGCCATAAGGCGTAAGCTTTCCCGACTTGTTAATTGGCCCCTCACCCTTGTGAAAGGTGTAGATGTCGAAACTAGACTTAACGTCAATGACCTTATCTCCCGTGTAAATGTCAGCCTCACCAGTTATATAGTCATTGGACTTACGCTCCGTGTTCTTTTCATAAAGTTCACCGTCTACCATAGATAGTAGGCTAATGGACTTCTCCTCCACGGCTAGCCCTTTGGCTATTTGTGCGGTGTTGATCTCCCTAGTACGTCCGTACTTGTGAAAAAGATACATCTCTTTGAGGGCGTTTAGTGCGGTAGCACCGATAGTATTCGACCCCCTCCCGTTGGTCATTATCTGACCGAGTGCGCTTGCTCTTATTTTCATTTGTTCATTTTTTCTGCAAGTTCAACAATAGCCTGAAGCTTCTTAAATTCGTCATCTGTAAAAACCGAACCCATCTTTACGGCAAGTTTGTCGTAGTTATTCTGAGTTGGGTTAGCAGTCAACCAGGTCAAAGCCTTTTCAAAGTCGTTTTCTTTCTTCTTACCGTGGTCATTGGTTCCGTCAGCGTCCTTAGTGTCATCCAATAACAGAAGACCCCCAGCGGCATACTTTCGGGCGTAAGAACTAGCAGAACCAAACGCTTGGGCCATATTCATTCCCTTAATTTGATCCACTTCGGCGTAGGCCGTGACGCTCAAGTCATCCTTTCCGTCTTGAATGCAAGCGGTTGCCTGAATGACTACCCTACCAGCTACCTCAACAACTTCGTCTGAGAAGTTTAACACGCATCCGTGTTTTTTAAGGTGTGGCTTTACAGCTTCTTGGATGTCCTCAATAGAACGGTATTTGTATTTCCCGAAAGAATTGAAGTTAGACTTTGGGGCTTTTAGGTCGTGCTGAATCTGTGTCAGCTTTGCAATTAAATCCATTTGTTTTTGTTTTTGTGGATTAGAGTTCAATATCATTAGGGTTAAATTCAGCCCGTCCACTCTCAATAAGTGAATTCAGTTGGCTTTGTGTCCCGTTATTTTCTATGTAGTCTAGGCAAGCGTCATGGTCGTAGAACTTCCATTCTCGTTCCAATGCGTGAAAGGTTGCACCTAGTACCCCCTTATCTCTAAGGAAGAGTTCAACCTGGTATGTCTTAAATGGTACGGCTCTAATCAACTCAGAACCATTATAGGCAACGATAGCACCGCTATCCCTATTGGTTTCAATATACCTATACCCTTGGTAGAACAAGTATTCAGCAAGGCTTTGAGGCATTAACCCCCTTGGTTGTGTTTGAGCCATAGGACAAATATAGTAATTAATTTTAATTCTTTCGCTCTAAATCTAAGCCACCCAAAGCAAGTACTTCCCCCCTTCCCCCCATTAGAGAGAGGAAATAACCTTGCTTCGGTACGGCTTGAGTTTGTCGCTTTAGAGATCACTAGCACCCCTTCGGACATCCACCTTACGGCTGCTACCTTTCGGGATAACGGTACTGGATGACTTGGGATTTCACTTAGTACCAACCCCCTAACCTCTTCGGTGTCTGCTAGTTAAACGATTCGTTGCCGCTTTCTACTAGCTTCTTATGTCCACAAAGGTACGCAAACGTATAAAACAAGTCAAGAACCCCTTAAACGGCTTCCGCTCGTGGGCGTACTTTTGCCCTATGCGACAGACTACCGATATAATGCGGCTCGTTCACAATGCAATTAGAACCGTCCTCAACGCCAACGGGCAAAGTTCCATAGCTATCCAGTATAGCAGAACCAACGTCAGCGACTTAGATAAGTACGTTTATATAGATATAGGTGGCGCAGATAGAACGGGGTCACAAACTGATTTAAGCTACGACTACACAATAACCACGGGGGTGATCTTCTACGAACAAAGCCCAGCTTACTCAGTCACTAACCATAATACTTTAATCGACCTGGTCTATAAGGCTTTTCAGGACACCACCTTAACGGGCGAAATCCACAACGAGGCTAGAACCCTAGACCTAGAACTTGAGAGCGTTAGCGACCTTGGGGCAAGTAAGGAGCAGACCCGAAGCGATGACGGTAGGTATATTGTCCGCTATCTAATGGACTTCAACCTTCGTATGAACCTAACTGCTAGTTAGTTAGAACTTCTTTTTATTTGTTTACTCTTTTTGTTCTAGTTTTGTGCTAGGATAAAAAAACAATTATGTGCAAACCATTAGAAACACAAGATAGGCAAGCTGAGTTTAATTTTGAACAAAATCAATTCAGTTTACAAGAACATCAAAGGGCCTTAATTAGTCTTTTAGACAAGATGTCAGAAGATGAACGTATTGAATCAATTAATGAAATAAAAAAAGCATTACACCAAGTAAGTCCTTTCAGAAATGAGCCAGTCGATTGTGTGACTTGGGTAAAATCTGATAAAGTAGTAGCTAACGAATACAACCCCAACAAAGTGGCCCCACCCGAAATGGAGTTGTTGGAAGTTTCAATAATGAATGATGGCTATACTCAACCCATTGTTACTTGGCCTTCGGATGACAAAATAGAGGTAGTTGATGGCTTTCATAGATCGCGTGTAGGTAAAGAATCTAAAATAGTTAGCCATAGAGTAAGGGGGTATTTACCAACTGTTGAAATAAGGTCTGAGCAGTCGGGTAAAAATGATCGTATAGCTTCGACTATTCGCCACAATAGGGCAAGGGGTAAGCACCAGGTTGACGCTATGAGCGAAATAGTCATAGAGTTGAAAAACAGAAACTGGACTAATAAGAGAATAGCCAAACAGTTGGGAATGGACGAAGAGGAAGTTTTAAGGCTTTGTCAAATCTCAGGGCTGGAACATTTGTTCGGTGATCAGGACTTTTCCAAGGCTTGGGAATCGGGGGATTCTAATAATGTATACAAGCCAATAACGGACGAAATGGATGCCGAAGAAATAGAAATGTATCGGACGGCAAACACTAATGACCCTAACCGCATATTCCATACATACGACAAGTGGGAATGTCATAAAGCTGGATTCTATGCGAGTTCAGTACCAGGTAAAACCGCGAACGAATGTGAACAAGAATATGCAGACTTTCTAAGCGATGATAATGCATTTAGAGAAGCTTTAGATAAGGTCATTAGTGAATGGAAGTGTAGTTGCGAACACTACTTAACGAATACTGCAATGAACCGTATAGCCTGGCTTGGTCAAGCTTCAATGTGTTACGCTCGTGGTATACCCTCTAAATACTGCGGAGGCTTCAATAGACTCCGCGAGGACGAAAAGCAGACCGCTAACGAAACCGCCTTAGAGTATCTCAACAAGTGGATGCGAGCGAATGATCGACCCATTTTAGATATGGATCAAGCCCTAAGTATTGGTAGACAAGTAGAAATATACTAAGATGGCTAACAAAGTATACTTAAAGACAAACGTCTTACAAGAAGCGAAAAGCAGAATTAAGCACACGTTTGATTCAGTAGAGAGGGTCTACATTTCTTTTAGTGGGGGTAAAGACTCTACCGTTATGACTCACCTGGTTATGGAGGAGGCTATAAAGAGAGGTAGAAAAGTGGGATTGTTGATAATAGACTTAGAGGCTCAATACTCAGCGACCATCGAACACATCCGTGAGGTTATAGAAATGTACAGAGAACACATTGACCTACATTGGATTTGTGCGGATTTGCTATTAAGGAATGCGGTTTCTGATTATCAGCCAAAGTGGGCTTGTTGGGATAGTGAAAATGAATCTATATGGGTTCGCCAAAAGCCTGAAGAGGCGGCAGACTTAAGCCAGTACGACTTTTACTTTCCTAAAATGGAGTTTGAGGAATTTATGGTCTTATTCGGAAAATGGTACGCCCAGGGGCAAACGTGTGGGGCTTTTATCGGTATTCGTTCCGATGAATCATTACATCGTTATAGGGCTATTGTAGCGCAAAAGAAAAACCTGACCCTTAATGGCTGGAAGTGGACAACCAAAATAGCCAACAAACTCTTTAACATCTACCCCATATACGATTGGAGGACAGAAGATATATGGGTATATCACAGTAAAAGAAAAGACCTACCCCATAATAAGGTGTATGATATGATGACTAAAGCTGGGGTAAAATTTTCAAATCAGCGTTTATGTCAGCCCTTTGGCGATGATCAAAAAAAGGGGCTTTGGCTATATCATATACTTGAGCCTATGACGTGGTACAAGCTCTTAAACCGTGTATCTGGCGTAAACTCAGGCGCTCTGTATGTAAATGAAACTGGTAATGTGTCTGGAAATAAGGACGTAACAAAGCCAGCTAATCACACTTGGGAATCTTACACCAACTTTTTACTGCGATCCTTACCCGAACCAATGCAAGTGCATTACCGTGAACGCTTTGTAAAGTTTGTAGCTGGATGGAAGCAGAGGGGTTATAATCAAATACCTGACCAAGCTCCGCACGACTTAGAGATTAAGTGTTGGGCTCCTTCGTGGAAAAGAATGGCCCGATGTATTCTAAGGAATGATTATTACTGCAAAGGATTAGGCCAAACACAGCCTAAAAGTGAGGCGTACGAAAAGTATAAGCAGATTAAGGCAAAAAGAAAGCTTGAGGAGCAAATGGATTGAAATGACAGAAAAAGAAAAAAAGACCTTGCGTGAGGCCATTATAATAATACAAGGGCTATTAGACTCAGGGCAATTAGATTTATTCGGGGAAAAGAAGTCGAACGAACGAATACCCGAACGATTCACCGCACCGACAAAGGAACAAGTCCGAGAATACTTCTTAGAAAAGGGCTACACGGCTTGGAGGGCTGACGAAATGTGGGAGTATTACGAAGCCTTGAACTGGTGCGACTCCCACAACAACACCATAAAATCTTGGAAGCATAAGGCCCTTAATGTTTGGATGACTCCCGAACACAAGCTAACCAAGAAGACGGGTTTTGATCTATGAACCTAGAAGCCTCTTTAGTTGGTCTGCTGATTAACGACCCAGCGGCAATAGATAGCGTCAGAATTGAACCCGAATGGTTCGAAGACCCTACCTATTTCAAGATTGTCAAGGCTTGTAAAGACACAAGGGCAAAGGGAAGCTATGAAGATTTGGTTACATTGGGTCAGAGATTTCCCGACCAGGTCACAACCTTAGTAGAACTTTCCAAGAATGCACCGTTTCGGGTCGATGTTATCCCGTACGCTACCCTAGTCCAAGAGGACTTTATTAAGCGACAAGCCCAAAGAGTAGGACAAGACCTTATTCAGACCCAAGACATTGAAGGGGTTTTTAAGGCTTCTAACGACATTAACCAACTCCTTGAGGGTAGCACTCCCCAAACAACCAAGACGCTCTTAGAACTAATGAACGGGGCGTTAGAACGGATAAAAGACACTTCTATGGGCGCACCTACGGGGAATGGCGTTCTAGATGGGGTGTTAAATGGATTGAAAGGTGGGGACTTGAGTGTTTTGGCGGCACGCCCAGCGATGGGTAAAACTGCTTTCGCTATTGAAACTGCCGTGGCTTCGCAGTCAAAGGGCCGTGTTCTGTTCTTTTCTTTAGAGATGCCTAGCGACCAACTGATTAAAAGGCTATGGGCCAACACTAGGGAGGTTGAAATGAAGGAAGTTTTTTCTTCTAGCCCTGACGTTAGCAAGCTTCAGAACGCTATGATCAAAAGCGAAGGGTATAAGATTGAGGTTTTAGAAGATTACGTTTACGTTGAGGACATAGCTAGCAAGGTAGCCAAGGAAAATAGGAAAGGAGATGTTGCGCTCGTGGTGATTGATTACTTACAACTAGCCAAGACAAGGCAAAAGACCAACAACAGAGAAAGGGAGGTAGGGGAAATGTCTTGGGCGTTTAAGATGATAGCTAAAAAGAACAACCTTCCCGTTTTGCTATTGTCCCAACTGAGCAGAGCCGTAGAATCCACCGAAACAAAGGAACCCGATAGCCACCACCTAAGAGATTCAGGGAGTATAGAACAAGATGCTTCGGTTATTATAATGCTTTATAGGTCAGTAGTTTACGGCATTCAAGAAGATGGGGAATACTTCGACTTAATTAAGGTGACCAAGAACCGTAACGGGGAAACTGGAAGAATAAAGGGGAGTTATTTCGATGGACGTTACCAAAGCTGGAGTGGAAAAACTTTCAACGAAGGAAAAGACCCACCCTTTTAAGTAGCTATATTTAGGCTATGGAGGTAGAAGACTACTTGGAGGCTATGCGGTTGATCAAACTGATTGACTTGACCCCTGAAGACTACCTAGACCTTTCGGCTAGCCACGTTCTTCTTTACGATGAGTTTATTGAATGGCTCAAGGACTTCATACTTTCACACGAAACCACTAGTTACCAGCTTCAGATGATAGAGGACTTAATGGAAATTAGGGCGTATGATGCTATATCTGAACTATTCTTACCGAAGGATAACGAGCAATTGAGTATTTACGACATACTTTGAACAAGTTGAAGGAGATGGGTATTAGCAAGAATACTTTTTGCATTACCGAATTTGGGGACATTGTTAGCGTTTATGACGTTGTGAAAGCAGTTTTAGACTATGAACGAGGAAGAAAAAGCGAGGGAGAACTTAGCTAACACGAAGCAAGGGAAGCACCTGGCTA